TGTAATGACACGATATGCTAAGAAAATGATTAGACCTGAGTTCTATGGTAAAATCCATTGTAAAGACTTAAACTTAGTATAAGTTAAATCTTTATAAACTTAGTTGAAAAGCCCCCTTTTATTAGGGGGTTTTTCTTTTCAATTGATATTTATATTTAGAACCAATAAAATTACTAATAACTGTTTAGGAGAAATAAAATGGCAAAAAAATTTGATATGAGTCCACCAATATGGTATAGTGATATGAAGTTTGGTAAACCAGTCCGAGAAAAGGTTGCTAATGCATTAAAACTTGATAAAGAATATAATAAATTACCATTAAAGCAGCAGGCACAATATTTAAGAGATGTTTATTATACAACATCTTAATGTATCATAAAGCAAAACAACTTAAAAGGGTGGGAAATATCTCACCCTTTTTTGTTTTCTTTGATATTTATATATGAAGAATAATACCCATTTTGGAGAATATTGATGTCAAAATTTTTGTTTTTATATACAGAACCAACTTCTTATACAACAGGTCAAACACCACACGGAATCTATGATTCAGATACCGAATATCAGTCCGATAGTTTGACAACTTGCAAATATGTCGCAAGTAAACTTGGACATCCAATTATGCAGTTGGAGTTCAATAGTGGTTCAATGTATGCGTGTTTTGAAGAAGCAGTATCAGAATACTCACAACAAATAAATCATTACAATACAAAGAATTGGTTGTGGGAACACTATGGAAATACAGCTACCACTACTGGAATGAGTTCAACAGGTTCTCACTCAGCTGAAACTGCTGTGGGTGGATTATCTTTATTTACTTTATCAGAACAATATGGACAAGCCGTAAATGTTGGTGGTAATGCTACTATGTTTACAGGTTCAATAACCATTACATCATCTCAACAAGTTTATGATTTACCAAGTGAAGCGACTTTAGAGTCATCAGTTACGGATGCAAATCCAATGGTGGTTCAAAGAGTATTTAATCAAGCACCAGCAGCTATATCTAAATTTTATGACCCATTTGCTGGAACTTATGATAATATAGAATTATTGGATTCATTTGGATTCGGTAACGTATCACCAGCAGTATCTTATATATTAAGACCAATATCATATGATTTAGCTAGAGCTAATGCAATAGAAACAAATGATTTGGTTAGAAAGTCTGCATATTCATTTGAATTAATTAATAATAAATTAAGAATATTTCCAAACCCTACGGACAAAGACAATGGAGAAAAAATATATTTTCATTATTATAGAAGAAATGATACAAATGATGTTACTCAAACTAAAACAAGTGGTAAAGTATCTGACCCATCAAACATTCCATACAAATTTATTACCTATTCAGAAATAAATTCAATGGGTAGAAATTGGATTAGAAAATATACATTAGCATTAGCAAAAGAACTATTAGGTATCATTAGAAGTAAATATGCTTCATTACCATTACCAAATGGGGAGGTGTCAATGGATGGTGAGGCATTGAAATCAGAGGGTAGAGAAGAGAAAGCAAATCTATTAGAGGAGTTAAGCACGTTTTTAGAGGATGTTAGTAAAAAGGAACAAGCTTTAGCTGAACAAGAAGTTGCGAATGCTCAACAAGAGGTATTGAATAAAGCACCATTAAAAATATACATAGGATAATTAAATGTCACAAACAAAGCCATTTTTCATACCACAAAAAGAATTTGATTTAATTAATCAAATGAATGAAGAGTTGATTGATGAGATTGTCGGACAATCGGTTGATATTTACAAAGTAAATGTTGAAAGAACAGAGGACAATCTATATGGTGAATCAACTGCTAAATATTATGATATTGGATTTAGAGTTAATTGTTTGATTAATTATAATGAACCGGAAATAAATCAAGATGAGTTTGGTGCAGACTTAAATTCATCAATTGAAATGTTTTTTCAAAGAGAAAATCTTGCGAGTGGTTCATTAAATTTTTATCCTGAGATTGGTGATATTGTGGATTGGAATGATTATTATTGGGAAATCAATGGGACAACAGAACCACAATTATTTGCAGGACATCCAAATTTTAAACACAACATTGTAGCGACAGCCCATCGTTCAAGATTATCATCGTTACAAATAGAAGAGAGACCAAGATAATGCCAAACAAAGCCGCTAAAATGAGAAAACAAGAAAGAAGAAAGAAAAACGATTTATTGAATAAATTTGGTAGAACTAAAAAACAAATAGCTAGAATTAAAAAGAGAAAATAAATGGCTGTTCAACAAATCACACACAAGAAAATTACGAAGTTTGATACTTCCAATCCTAACTATCAAGAAAAACCTAAACCGAAAAAAGAGGTTAGTGGTAATATTAGAGAGGATGAAGATGTATATGGTGAGAGGAAACATTCATACATACCTGAACCAAATGGTAATTTACAAATGGAACAAATGATGGGTAAGTTAATGAATAAATTAGACAACTTTGATTCACCAAGTCAAACAGGTATAAAGGCAGTTGAGGTTGATATAAAAAAAGAAATTGCAATTGGTAAAGCTGATATGAGTAGTATTAAATCAGAAGAGGTAAAAGGTAAAGTGAATAATAAATTAGATAAATTAAAAAAACTGAGAAGACGAAATGGCCGTTAATAAAATTACAAACAAAGGTGTAGTGAACAAGGAGTTAGTTAATAGAGCTAATGAAGTGTCTACAAAAAATACAACTATTCGTGGCAATAGAGAAACTACAATCGTGCCAGGTAATAACTTTTCAGATAATTATTCTATTACTTTAAAAGACGTTGATACTGCAGTTTTAAATCACGTCAAGAATGTAATGAAACCAAGAGTTAGGGAAGCTAATGAAACTTTTAAAATACCTGTTTATTATGGAAACGAAGAAAGATGGAAAGCTGTTAGAAGAAGAGGAGTATTAAGAGATAAAAATAATTCACTAATTTTACCATTAATTATGCTAAGAAGAACAGAGGTTTCAAGAAATGATTTATCTGGACAATCTTTTCCACATGATATTGGTAGAAATCAAATTGATGTCGTTAGAGCTAATAAATGGAGTAAAGATAATCAATACGATAGATTTTCAGTTCAACAAGGAGTTCAACCAGTGTATGATGTAATCACTACTGGAATGCCAAATTATGCTGATATAACTTATGAATTTGTTCTTTGGACTAATTTCATTGAACAAATGAATCCATTAGTAGAATCTTTCGTAGACCAATCACATACCTATTGGGGTGATGGTACTAATAATAAATTCTTATGTACGATTGATAGTTTATCAGATGCATCAGAAATGAATCAAGATGGAGAAAGATTTATAAAATCAACATTCACAGTAACTTCAAAAGCTTATTTATTACCAGAATACTTAAATTCTGTAATTACAAATAAAATATCAAATATGAAAAAATTCACAACACCATCACGAGTTACTTTTACACAAGAAGGTGACGCTACAGATAAACAAGTAGGAAAATAATTTACTCGTTTTTAAAATTTATATATATTTATATACGAAACATTAAATGGAGGTTATAATGCCAGAAGAAATAAAATTCACAGAAGAAGAACTTACACAGGTTCAAAACATACGACAAAGTTATCTAAATGTTCAAAATCAATTTGGACAATTAAAATTAACACAAATTAGATTAGATGAACAAGAGGTTGAATTAGAAGAAGCTTTAAAAACTATTCAATCAGAAGAAAAGAAATTTCTTGATGGAATCACAGATAAGTATGGACAAGGAAGTTTAAATCCTGATACAGGCGTGTTCACACCTACAGAAAATAAATCTGAATAATTGAAAAAAAAATCATTGTTTAAGAATTTAATCGTATATTTATATATGAATAATACTAATGCGCAAAAAAATAGTATTTACCTCAAGAATTAAAAAGTTAACTTAGGAGAAATTCAATGGCCGAAAAAATAATTTCACCTGGTGTATTTACGAATGAAATAGACCAGACGTTTTTACCCTCCGCTGTTGCTGATATTGGAGCTGCACTTATCGGGCCTACCCTTAAAGGTCCTGCAGGAATACCAACCGTTGTTACATCATTTTCTGATTTTCAAACAAAATTTGGAGATGTTGTAAAAAGTGGTTCAAACTCATTTCAATATTTAACATCACATGCAGCTGAGGAGTATTTAAAAAGTTCAAATACTTTAACTGTAGTTAGAATTTTAGATGGAGCATTTAGTCCAGCTACCGCTACCATAACAGCATCACTAAGTGGAGCGGGTACATCTGTATCATCTTCATTTACATTAGAAACATTTGGTGATGGAACAATAATGAACAATGCTAGTGCAACAGCGACTACCAATAATATTTTAACCAATGGTTCTGTACACAATATTAGATATGAAATTAGTAATGTAAATAACTCAAAAGGAACATTTACATTATTAATTAGAGCAGGTAATGATAATATTAAAAGAAAGCAAATACTTGAAACATTCACTAATATTAATCTAGACCCCAATTCAAATAACTTTATCTCAAAAGTTATTGGTGACCAAAAACAAAATGTTGGTACAGATGGAAGTACAAAATATTTAGAATTAAGTGGCTCTTTCCCAAGAAAATCAAATTTTGTTAGAGTTAAAAGTGTTCTTAGACCAACGATAGACTATTTAGATGAAAACGGAAGTGTTAGAGTAGCAGAAGCATCTCAATCCTTACCAGCAGCTGGAAGTGGTTCAGGTAATGGTGGATTTACTGGTGGTGATAATGGTCATATTGGATTTGACTCTTTAGGAAACATAGGTGGTGTAGATGCAGCTACTGGTTCAGCGATTAATTTCTATGAAAACATTGACACTCAAACACAAGGTTTTTCACCAACTGATTTAACATCTGCAGATGGTGGAGCAGCTTACTCACAAGCTATTGATTTGTTAGCCAACCAAGATGAATTTGATATTAATTTAATACTAGCTCCTGGTTTAATACATTCTAAACACACAGCTGTAACTAATAAAATCATAGATACATGTGAAAATAGAGGTGATTGTTTTGCAATTATCGATCCAGTTGTATATGCTAAAAATCCAAGTCACGCTGTAACACAAGCTGAATCAGTTGATTCAAACTTTGCAGCTATGTATTATCCTTGGGTGAAAGTGCCTGATTCACAAATAGCTGGGGCTCAAAGATGGGTGCCACCATCAGTTGTATTGGGTGGAATATATGCATTCAATGATAGAGTGGCTCATCCTTGGTTCGCACCTGCTGGGTTGAATCGTGGTGGAATCACAACTGCTATACAAGCTCAAAGAAAACTAACTCAAAATGAGAGAGATACATTGTATGATTCAAATGTTAATCCAATCGCTACATTCCCTGGACAAGGGGTGACTGTGTTTGGACAAAAAACATTACAGAAAAAAGCAAGTGCTCTTGATAGAATCAATGTAAGAAGATTATTGATTAGAGTTAAGAAGTTTATTGCTAGTTCTTCAAGATTCCTTGTATTTGAACAAAATACAGCGGCAACAAGAAGAAGGTTCTTAGGAATTGTAAATCCATTCTTAGAAACTGTACAATCACAAAGTGGTTTAAGTGCATTTAGAGTAGTGATGGATGAAACGAATAACACACCTGACACAATT